GTCGAGGCCTGGGAGCGGTCGGAGGTCGAGCAGCTCCTCGAGGCCGCGGCCCGGCTCCCCCGCCGCCACCACTGCGGCCTCCGGCGGTCGGTTTGGTTCGACCTCGCGATCCGTGTCGCCTGGGATTCGGGCCTCCGATGGGGAGACCTGGTCGCCCTGCCGGTCGCCGCGATCCGGCCCGACGGGACGGCCTCGGTCGTCCAGAGCAAAACCGGCCGGCCGGCCGTGTTCCGCCTCGCGCCGGGGACGATGGAGGCCCTGCGGGCCAGCCTGGCGGCCTGCCCCAGGGCGATCGTCTGCCCGTGGCCGGCCAGCCACGAGACATTCCTCGCCCAGGTTCGCCGGCTCGTCAAGAAGGCCGGGATCCGGGCGGGGACCTGGAAATTCATCCGCCGGGGCTCGGGGACCGACGTCGAGGTCCAGAGGGGCGGCGCCGGTCATCTCCATCTCGGGAACACCCGGGCCGTCTTCGACCGCCACTACGGGAGCCAGGCGATCATCGGCCGGGCGACCCCGGCTCCCCGCGAGCTGCTCGTCGAGGCCCTCGCCCGACGGCCGGTCACGCGGTCTCCCGCTCCCTGCGCGGATGCACGCCCGCCAGCCCCACGAATTGCTCGAGCCGAGGCCAGAACCCCACCACCGCAAGCAGCGGGTTGAGCCAGTCCGACATCACGCAAAAATTCGTAGCGAACGGCGATTGATGATGGGCGGCGTGCCCGTCTGGCGACGACAGCAGGCCGATCAACTGGAGCCCCCGTATTGGGCGTGAGCATCTCTGGTGCGCCCAGCCGTGAACCTCGTTCGCCTGGGTCGCGAACGCCGCCGCCAGGGCGAGCCAGTTCTGCCCAGCCGCCAGGGCGACGATCGCGACCGCGGCAGCGGGCAAGATCGTCGTCCAGTTGCGCCGCCAGTAGTCGCCGGCGAGGAACGCCCGGGGCTCGGAGTGGTGCCGGATGTTCGGCGCGACGACATGCGTGCCCAGGATCGGCCACGCCGGGTCGCCGTATCGGTCCTCCCACCAGTGAACGACGCCCGCCGCGAAGTCGGCGGCGAGCCACGCGGAGAGGGCGTAGAGCAGAATCAAGGCACGACTCCAGTCAGCGGGCCGCCAGGTAGAGCCCCGCGTTCGCGAACGCGTAGCCCAGGTAGGCGATCGCGAGGCCCGTCTTCCCGTGGTAGACGAGGTCGGCCGCGACGACGATGTAGATCACGCCCGTGACGGCGATCAGGAATGGGCTCACGGTATGGCCTCGACTTCGGCCAGACATGCCGCGTATCCCGCGAGGTCGACCGGCGTGTCGGAGGATTTCGCCTTGCCCTGGTGCCGGGCGAGCTTGTCTAGGATCATGATCTGCGCCCAGTCGGCGATCGTCAGCGGCGCGAGCAGTTTGTGCCCGAAGATCGCATTCACGGCCGCGACGGTCTTCGCGAAGTGTTCCGCCGGCGGGCCGTAGGTCGATCGCCGCTGGCGCACCGTCCGCGTCGCCGTGTCGAGCAGTTCCTCCGCCTTCGTCAGCGGCTCGGCCCCGTAGCCCGGGTGATTCGGGTCCTTCATCCTTCGCTCCCTTCTGATCGTGGTCACGGCGTGAAACAGCCAGGACGCTAACGTCCCCGAGGTGCCAGTCCAGGCCCCTTGGAACCGCCGGGCCAGCCGCTCGGCCTCGTCGAGGTCCGCGTCGGTGAGGATGTACCCGGTCACGAGGAGCGGACCCTCCCGCCGGCCGTGATCCGCAGGTTCTCGACGTCGAACTGCTGGTCGGCGTGAACCGTGACCACCGCGAACCCGTGGTTGTATTTCGAGAAACGCGAGTATTCCGGCCGGAGATCGCAGAGGCAGCCGGTACTCCAACAGAAGACCTCGCTCCCCCACATGTCGGGCTCGCAGTGTGCGCTGGTCCGGTGGCCGTGCCCCTCGAGGACCGTGTGATGGAGCCGGAGGAATGCACCGCGGGCCTGGTTGACCGGCGAGCTGATCCCTTTCCCCTTCTCGTGACCGTGGAGGACCGGCAGTTTCCCGAGCATGATCGGCCGCTTGTCCTCGACGAGTGTCATCCCGTGCCGCTCGATGTGGAGCCAGGCACCGAGGCCCATCTCCGGCTCGGCCGAGACCTCGGGGGCGTGTTGCCAGAGCCAGTGTTTCCAGCGCTCCTCGTGGTTCCCGGTCTTGAATACGATCGGGATCTTTTGGAACGACTGCCGCAGCCAGCCGAGCATTTCGCGGATCTGCGCCAGCTCGCCGGGGAGGTCGCGCTTTCTCGGATCCTTGATCCAGCGGCTGATCGTGTAGAAGTCCGCGATGTCGCCATTCAGGACGAGCGCGTCGATCCCGGTCTCGCCCAGGTGATCGACCGCGGCCTCGAGCGCGACCGGATCGTGATAGGGAACGTGAATGTCAGAGAGGATCCCGACCTTCCCGACGACGCCCAGGTCGTGCGTTGTCCACGGCTCGACCTTCGACGGCGGCATCGCGAACCGGTGTCCAGGCTGGCGGGCCGGCCGCGGGGCCGTGGCGTATTTCTTGTCGTTCTTGCGGCCGCTCTGGCCGAACTGCGCCCGAATGCGAGTCCTCGCCGCCTCGAGGCCGAGAGCGCCCCTACTTTCGGCGACGAGTAGCCTTGCCAGCCCGCGCGCGGAGTGGTTTGGATTCTCGGCCACGAGCCGTTTTACGACCGCTGTCATCGGATCGCCTGCCATTCTCTCGGCCCTCCTTTGCCTTTGGTTTTCTCAGCCAGTGGATGTCGTCGCCGATGCCGTCCGGCGTGTCGTCGTCGTCGGTCTCGTCGAGGCTCGTTTCCAGCCGTGGCATCGTTTGCCCCTCACGGTCAGTGCCCGATCCCGATCTTTAGCCCAGCCTCGTTGAGGGCCTCTTGCCGCTCATCGCAGCCGCAGCCGTCGAAGCCGACGGCGACCGCGACGGCGTCCGCGCGTTCCTTCGTGACCCCGACCGCCGAGAGGACCCGCTCCAGGTGATCGCCGAGGCCCGGCCGCGGGGCGGCGTCACAGTTGCGCCGCGCGGCCGGCGACCGCGCGGTCGCGCCGCAGCGGATACAGCGGAGGTTGTCGAACTTGCAATTCATGGGCAGTTTGCGACGTCATAGTTGGCGGGCAGGGTGCAGCGGGAAGTCCCTCGCGGCTCGAACTGAGGCGCGGACGGTTGCCCGCCATAGATCAGCGTGATCCGCGACACGCGGAACGTGACCTCCATCGTTTGGGCCGCCGCAGAAGCCGGAGGCCAGGGCGACATGACCCCCGTAGACGACAGGACGCCCCGCTGGTAGGCGGTGCCGGCCACGGGGCATCCAGAGACAGCCCAGTTGGTCGCCGTGTACGCTCCCAGTCGGGGGAAATCCACGAGCCCGGCGAGCAGGTTGACGTCGATCCTCGCATCGAACGGCGCCGCGCAGCCAGCCGCGCCGCACAATCGCCCGTTGAAAGTGTCGCTGTCTTGCTGCCTGATCTCGATCGTTCGGCAGGAAGGGGACGCCGTCGCGTCCCGAACGATCAGTTGCGGGAAGCCGTTGATCGTCGCCTTCGCCAGGCTGAACGTGTCGGGAATGCCGCCGGCGTTGAACGACGGAGAGTCTCGCGACAGCCCGGTAAAGGATTCGCCGAGCCGGCCCTCCCCCCAGGTCAGAGGCTCGAGCGACGCTCGCGTGGCGGGCGTCCCGCCGAGAACCCACACGCGTCGCACGAGCGAGACCTGGAGCGAGACATCGGAGAGGTCCGACCCAACGTTCGCGAGAATCTGGTGAACGGTGCCGGCCGAGCCGTAGTCCTCGGCGTAACCGTAAACGCCGGCCCCGCCGGCCCCTCCGGCCCGGGTCAGCGTGAACACCCCGACGGGGGCCGTGAAGAGGACCGACATCGACGCTTCGGCGACCGGGCCTTCGCACCCGGCCGAGGCGTAGCGGCCGAGCGTCACGGTGCCGAAATGCGATGTGCTGCTGGAGATCTCGACCTCGATCTCGTCGGGCGGCGCCGGGATCTTGCAGCAGCAGGACGAGCAGGGCAGCAGGACCATTCGTCAGCACTCCGCCGAGATCAGGTACCAGGCATTCAGCGGGCCGCGGGCCACCGCGACCCAGCGGCCCGACTGGACCGTCGCGAACCGGTTGACCACTCCCGCCAGTTCTCCGCTTTGGGTCTCCGAGCCGGGCGTCCCGCCCTCCCAGAGTTGGATCGTGGCGGTCGAGCCCTTGTTCCAGACGGCGGTCGTCTTTCCGAGCCGGATCGGCTCGCCGCCGTCGTCGCCTGGTTGCCGGAAATGGATCGGCGGCTGATCGCGCCCGCTGCGCTCATAGGCCAGCGTCGCCGCGGCGACGCGGCGGGCGGCGGATTCCGTGAGGCGCACCTTGCGGTCCATGCGTCAGGGCCCCGGCGGGACAGGGACGATCGACGGCGTGCCGAACTTCGCACCGTAGGCCGTCGCCGGGTAGACGTTGAACGTCAGCGCGTCGGGGGCCTGGCCGGCCGCCTTCGCGACACCGTTCGCCAGCGCGACCGGTTGCTTGACGGCCTTCCCGTCCTTGCCGGTGATCGTCCGCCGGTTGGTGCCGCTCGTCGACGCGTTGCCGTTGGCGTCAGCCTTCTCCTGGAATCCGAGATCCCACGGCTTGAGCTGCCAGCCGTCGGGATCGAACCGGAACTCCCATTTCGTCTCGACGTACTTCTTGACCTCGCCTTCCTCGTCGCCCTCGTCGAGCTTCTGCGACTGCCGCTCGTCGGCCGACTTCAACGAGACCTTCCATTTGCCCGCGGCCTCGCCGTCCCAGACGTCGGAGTTCACGCTCCCGGAGTAGGTGTCCCTGTCCGCCATCCAGGTATCGGCCGCGTAGAACTTCGTCAGCGTCCAGCCGCGCTCCTCGCGTTCGCGGGACAGGCCCTCGATCGGGTCTCCGGCCGAGTTGACGATCAACGCACCGTTTCGATCGCGGAACGCCGGCACGCTCGTCGTGCCGCCGGCGGCCTGCCAGAAGTCCTCGGGGATCCCGGTCGTGGCGTTGATCTTCTTCCCGTTCGGCGGGACGTAGAACTGGACGGTCACGATCCAGAGCATCCCGACGTCGTCGGCCAGGCTGACGTCGAACTCCATCGCCTTGCACGCGGGGAAGTCCCAGTGCGGCAGGCCGTAGCCCTGGCCGGTGGAGTTGGCGATGACGATCTTCGAGGTCCGCGGGTTGTCGACGCGGACCCGCCACCTCTCGGTCGGCCGGTAGGATTCGCCGAGCTTCCCGGAGAGTCCCCCGGAGGGGAGCCAGTCCGCCTTCACGACAGCCATCAGCCACCCTCCAGACCGAACGGGTACTCGTCGTCGGCGGCGGCCGCGACATGGAGGTCGCGGATCTGCTCGAGGACGGAGAGCTGCTTCTCCTGGACGTCCTCGCCGCCGCCGCGCATCAGCCGGAACATCTCCGCGATGCCCTCCTGCGATCGCGAGTCGATGCCCCGCAGGGCCTGATCGTTCCGCAGCTCTGCCGCCGGGGCCGCCGCCGGGGGCGTCGCCCTCGAGGCCGTGTCCACCTGGGCGGCCGACTGCTCGGCCCGGGCGATCACCCCGTCGATGGCCGCCGTCAGCGGGCCGGCGACGGCGGCCCCGACGGGGGCGGCCGACTCGCCGAACGCCCGCTCGAATCCGGCCTTCGAGTCGGCGACGTTCTGGTCGATGCCCTTCGTGATCTCCGCGTTGAATGCCTTCGCCCCTTCGACGTAGGCGTCGAGCCCGGAAGTGTCGAGACCGAGGAACCGCCCGCCGGCCCGGAGGAGCCGCGCGATCCCCTCGACGACCGCCCCGAACCCGAGGACGACAACACCGAGCCCGGCCTCCGCGGCGTTGAACACGCCCGACAGGAAGCCGGCGATCCGATTCATCGCGTCGGCCACGGATCCCCACTGCCCGCCCACCTGGGAGACGTACTCCCAGACGCTCGACAGGTTGGAGATCAGATAGTCGCCGATCCCGGCGAGGAACCGCGCCCCTTGAAGGATCCCGTCGCCGATCGCCTGGCCGAGGTTCGCGCCGCCCATCGAGCCGACCAGGTTCGTGAACGTGTCGGCGACCTCCTTCACGGCTGGGGACAGGTAGGCGACGACCTGGTTCACGACGCCCTCGATCGCCTTGCCTGCCATCGTGAACGCGTCGTTCATCGCCTCGACGTCCTGCCCCTGGGCATTCGTCAGGGTGAGCCCGAGCCGCTCGGCCTGCTCGCGGGCCTGGGCGATCCCCTCGGCCCCCTGAGAGAACAGGGGAAGCAGCTCGACGCCCGACTTGCCGAAGATCTGGACGGCCGCGGCCGCCCGCTGGGCCTCGGTCGGGAGCTTGGCGATTGCCGCGGCGATCGCGTCGAACCGCTCCGAGGCCGACAGGCCCCCGAGCTGGTCCACGGACAGGCCGAGCCCGGAGAAAGCGGCCTGGGCCACCTTCGATCCCTGCGAGGCCTTCACGAACGCGATGTCGGCCTTCGTCGCGGCCTTCGCGATCGTGTCCATGCCGACGCCTGCCAGGTCGCCGGCGAGGGCGAGGCCGGAGAATTCCCCGAGGGTCATGCCGAGCCTCGCCGCGAGTTTGCTCTGCTGGTCGATCACCTCGGCCTGGGCCTGCCCGTAGGAGACCATCGAAGACACGCCGCGGGAGACAGCCCCGGCTATCGACCCGAAGAGCTGGGCCCCCTGGATCGCGACGAGCGAGGTCATGCCGCTCCGGAGGCTGCCGACAGCGGCCTCCATCTTGGCCATGCTGGTCACGGCTTGATTCACGCCCGAGACGAGACCGCCCGTCGAGGCCGTGAATACTGCGCGTACCTTGCCGATGTCCGCCATTTCCGCTCCCTCGTCAGCCCGGGCAGGGCGGCCAGAGCCGCCTCGATCTCCTCGTCCGTCTGCGGCACCGCCGGCCGGCTTTCGTCTCCCTCGCGATAACTGGGCAGGAACCGCTCCTCATCGCCCCGGTCATACCGGCACCCGAGCGCCGCCCGGATCAGGGCGGTCATCCGGCCCGCTCGCCGCCACGGGTTGCCCCACGGCTCGACCCGGTAGTAGGCCGCCCACCTCGCCAGTTGTGACCGCGTGATCCTTGGCTTCAGTTCCTCCTCGACGTTCCACACGTTGCACGCCAGAGCCAGCCGGTAGAGCATCAGCTCGAGCGGCTGGCGTCGGAGTTTTTTTCCAGTTCCTCGACCTCTTCCTCGGTCGGCCCGTTCATCAGTTTCATGGCCGCCTCGGCCACCTCGGCCACGCCGGCCGCGGGCATCATCGCCACGGCGTCGAGGCCCTCGTCGCCGGGCGGAACGATCGGCTCGCCCTTGTCGTTGACGAGCATGATCTGGAGCAGCCGCGCGGAGAACGGCGCGT